ACAAAACTCTCAAGGTTTGACCAAATTGAAAACATCGTTCAACGATATTCCAATTTTGGATGATAGATATGATTTGTATTATGGTGATGGGTTTCCATATGATAAAATGTTGGATTTTGTGACAAATGAAGAGACTGAAAGTTTGCTAATGTTGCACGGATTACCAGGAACTGGAAAATCTAATTTCATCAAAAATCTGATAACTAAATGCGCATACGATGTGATTTACATTCCACCATCTATGGTGTCTGTAATCTCTCAACCATCCTTTATTTCATTTATGCTTGATAACCGAGGAAGTGTGTTATTGATTGAGGATGCTGAAGAGATTTTATCTGTTGATAGAAATTCTGGAACGCAAAACATATTGGGTATCACGGATGGATTTTTGAAAGATTCTATGAAAATGAAAGTCATCTGCACATTCAATTGTGAGTTGACGAAGATCGATCCAGCTCTTCTCCGCAAAGGAAGATTATTCATGGAATACAAATTCGATAAACTTAGCATCGCAGAATGTCAGCGTTTGGCTGATCATTGCGATCTAGATATTGAAGTTGATAGCGAAATGACATTGGCTGAATTATTCAATCATGACAAGGTGACTAGCACCGAAAACTCGTTCGAAGAACGCAAGATTGGGTTTTTCTAATTAAATACATATGTGAACGACTATTCCTACTTTTTTGAAAATTCTCAACTTCTTAATCTTTTCGTATCAGCTTTCGATGATGCTTTTGTATATCGTTACGATGCAAAGACTAGAGTTGATAAAGAGAAAATAGTGGTGAGATATGTCCATGGTCCAAAACATAGAGTGCTTCATGACTTGAGCGATAGAGCTAAAACTCTATCGCTTCCTGTCGTTGCTATAGAACAAACGAGTCTCAGTAGAGATTCATCTCGTATACAAAATAAAGATCAGTTTCTATACAGAAAACAATTAGATGCCAACAATGGATTGGCAAAAATGCCTACACCAATCCCCGTTAATTTGGAATTATCCGTGACTATAATTAGTTACTTTAAAGAAGATTTGGATCAGATTATTCAAAACTTCGTGGTAAATTGTAATCCCTATATTATAGTTTCTTGGAAGTTTCCCGAAAAATTTGGTTTGCCATTTTTAGACGAAATTCGTTCAGAAATTCAATGGTCTGGTAATATTAGTTACAACAATCCAAAAGACTTATCACCCGATACAAAGTGGAGAATTTCTGCTGAAACTAGTTTCACCATCAAAGGTTGGTTATTTAAGAATTATGATAATCCAAAACAAAATTCTATTTATAAAATAAATGCGGATTTTCATGCTTTGCCAGTCAGTAATAGATTCTGTAATTATAATGTGTTTGATTCGATCAGTGCAATTGGAGTGCAGACCGAGTCTGTTTCAGCTGGTGCTTATCCAGAATTTACAAATTATTTCATCAATGGCAATCCACTCCAAGGATCTCTGATGGTGTCAGATTTGAACGATAAAGTTTACACATTTTATGGTAAAAATCTCAATTATAATAACACGTGGTATTTGAGCGCCAACACTCCAATACCAGAATTGGTATATACGGAGATCAATACTGCGACATCCCCAACCATATCAGCATACAAATTACCTGATAATGTGATAACTACTATTGATAATAATATAGTATCAGTATCTCTCAGTGCGAATTATTTTGATAATTTGTCTGGAAATATGGTTTTTGTGACAGCTAATGATGTGGGTTGGGTAGCATCCGAATAAAAAAAACATTTGAGATAAATAATACTATGACTACGAAAGACCAAATCGCAATTGCAGAGCTTATTACAGAGATGTATGACGAAGAAGGTATGATAAGAGATGGTTATACCGAAACTGCGATGTCTAGTAATGTTGATAGAAAAAAATTCTTAAATATTGTGTATAACGCTAATCATGGGAAAGATTCATTTTTAACTGATTTTATCGGAGGCGTGGATGACGATCAATTGGAAGAATTATATAATATTTTAGTAGATGAACATTCTAGAATTTTGAAAAAAGAATGGGATTCATCTCAAAGACAAGCTTTTAGCTTGCGACATGTTGAAGATGCTATGAAGGTCATTTCAAACGCTTATCGTGAAAATTATTGATATTGATTGAATAATTGAAGATTAGCTCTAAATAATAAATATGGCGGGAGGAGATAGCTCATCTACACAATCACAGAATAGATCATACATCGGAAGCGATGGTAGGGGATCTACTTTCGATAGGAACATGCAGTCCTATTTGAAAAATCGTGGTGATTTCATTCAACAAAATTTAGATGATTCTAAAAATAATAAATATAAATATTTCCAAAAAATTGGATTGAGAAAACCCGAAGCGGTTGCTAAAAACTCTGTCGCTCTTAATAACGATTGGAACAATACTGCGTTTTCTGCTATTTATCAAGACAAGACTTTCACAGACTTGATGTATTCTCAAGCTTCTGAGGAAAAACCTGGTCGTTTGAGGGATTATCGCATGATAGCGGCTTTCTCCGAAGTTTCCGATGCTTTGGATGAAATTTGCGACGAGACCATCAACATCGACGAAAATGGTGAGATCGTCACATTAAAATTTAAAAATACTGAACTAGAATCTGAGAAAAAAGAAGAACTCATGAAAGAGTTTTCTCGATTCGTATCCATGATGGAATTGGAAGACAATGGATGGAATTATTTTCGCCAATTTTTAATTGAGGGTGAGCTATTCTTTGAATTAATTTTAAAAGATGACTATATCAAACAAGGTGTCGTAGCTGTTAAAAATCTACCCGCAGATCAATTTGATCCAGTATATGATAATATTCAAACGATGTTGGTAAAAGCTTTTATTTATAAAAAGCCAATATTCTCAACAGTTGATAACCGAAAAGTGGAAAAATATGAATATATCCCATTCGAAAAAAATCAAGTTCTTTATGTCAACAGCGGTCAATACAATGAGACCAAAGATTTTATAATTCCATTTATCGAAAATTGTCGAAGAGCATATCGCCAATTGTCCATGTTGGAGGATTCTGTGGTTATTCACAGAATGGTGCATGCTCCCTTGCGCTTCCTATTCAATGTTGATGTCGGTAAATTACCTGTCCCACAAGCAGAAGCATATCTACGTAAATTACAATCACAATATTGGTCCACAAAAACCTTTGATATCGACCAAGGAGATATCGTCAAAAAGTATGCACCACAATCCACTTTAGATTCATTCTGGTTTGCTAAGAGACAGGGTCAAGAAGGAACAACAGTCGAAACTTTTGGTGGTCAACCATCCGATGGAAATCTTGATGTATTAGACTGGTTTATCAAGAAACTGTATCGTTCTTTGAAAACTCCAACTTCTCGTTTGAATAATGAGACGGGTTATAGTGATGGAACCGAAATGCTTCGTGAAGAACTGAAGTTTGCGAAAATGATTATTCGCCAACAACAACGTTTCGCTCAAGGTATTAAAAGAGCATTCATTACTCATTTGAAATTCAAGGAAATGTTTGATGAGTATGATCTATTTGAAGATAATATTCGTATTGAATTCAATGTCCCTACAAATTTCTATGACATGAGAGAGAGTCAAAAGCTCAATCTTAAGATAGACACTTTTAATAATATTTCTAATAATGAATTAGTATCAACCACATTCGCCATGAAAAAATATCTTGATTGGAAAGATTCTGATATCTTGGCAAATCGCCACTTCTTACGAAATGAAGCAGAGTTTATGTTCGAGATTGAACAAATCAAAGCCAACGGACCAAACTGGAAAGAAATGCTAGCACAATCTGCTGGAAGCGGTGAAATGGGTGGTGGTGAAATGGGTGGAATGTCTGGTGGTGGAGGCGGTGGTGGTATGCCACCTGACTTCGGTGGGGCTGGTGCAACTATAGGAGACACTGGTGACGTAGAAGCCGAGGCTGGTGCAGAAGCACCTGAAACGCCAGAAGCACCAGAAGCGGAAACCGCTGAAGTTTAATTAAAAGGTATATTGTTGCTCTTAGCACATTCTCTGGCTTTGTGATCTGATGGTAATATCGATCCGTGCCATAGGTAGTCTTTACCACCTTCAATTGGTCCCAATGGTCTAATTTTTATAATCCATTCACCCAAACTTTCATCTCTGGAATTTTTGAATTTTAATTTACCAGAATACTGAGACATGGTATTTGATGAATACTCCCATCGTCTCATGAAATCGTCTAATTGTTCTTCATCTTCTACAAAATTTTTCCAATTTTGTTTTAGTAATTCTTCCGAAGATGTAGCACATAAATGGCAATAAGATTCATTTACTTGAATATTCATTCCATTCGACGTGGTGCGAAAAGAAGGTTTGGGATTCAACCAAAACATTGCTTCTATTTCGGCTTTCACAATATTCATAGAGTCTTTCATAGAGCCACCACTATTTGGCGAAATTTCATATTCGACTCTTTTAATACGATTATCCAAATTAACAACACATTGCTTGATTTCCTGCAAGGTTTCTGGAATTAAATATTTCGATTTGGAATATTCTTTATGTCTTCTGTATTTATTGATAATGAATTTTTTACTTTTTAATAAAAACACCGTGACAGTGGTCACGCCACCCGTAATCGCGGTAATAAGTTCGATATGTTCTAACAATAATTTTAAAAAATTCATATTATTATTTAATAACAATTTTATATATTATTCGTGAATAGAAATTAGTGAATTAAAGTCTGTTTTGAGAATATTGACTTTTGATTTTGATCCACTTGTTTTCACGATAATGTCCAATCATGCCCACCAAACGCTAGGCACATCATCGGAAATTGGTCTTGGTTCATCAGATGCAGACGACCAGAAGATAAACTGCTCGCCACCTTCTGGAATCGGGATGCCTACAAGGTCACGGAAAAGAACCCACCAATCTGCTCCGTTATGCTCGCCAACAACGTGCATCGCGTGAGTGTGGCTTGCGAGGGTTGATTGCACCTCGCCATTC